CCTCCAGTTCCATCAGCTCTTATTTCGTAAGGTCTTAATTCATCACTAACTACCAAATCATCGGAAGCAGTTAAAACGCCACTGACTTCCATAGCGCCATTAACATCTATTGTAGTGGCGTTTATTTCTATTTCTGTATCACTTACTAAGTCTAAGACACCATCGGCTGATTGATGTATATATGTTCCATCATCGCCAAATTGTAATTGGTTTGTTGAACTTATTATGGTATTTGCGGAAAAAGTCTTTGATCCACTAAAAGTTTGAGTACCAGAAAGATGAGCAGTATCAGAATCTAAATAAGCCGATGCAATTACATCTCCAGTCCATGTTGCATTGGTGATTGAGCCAGATATGTCCACATCTCCATCAATATCTACATCATCTAAATTGCTTGTCCCATCTACATCAATGTTGCCGCTAATGTCTAGCTCCGTAGCTACTACCTTTGAATTTGTAGTGTCTACGCTAAAAATATCTCCACCATCGCCATCTTTTCTCACTAACAGAGCTTCGGTAGAATTGATGTCTAGTGTGTATGTGCCTTGCTGGACTGTATTTAAAGTTAACGTTGAATTTCCAGTAACCTCTATGGCTCCAGTTATACTTAAATCTCCATCGATTGTGCCACCATTACCTAGGTTTTTTACCGCTGCTTGACCTACGCTTCCAAACATATTAAATCTCCACTATTCTAATTGCACCAGCTGAACCAGTGGAATTATAATTAAAATAAATTGTATCTCCGATTCCGCGCGGCACAGTAATAAAAAATTGAGTATTTGCAGCAATAATTAAATCTCTGGTGGCATTAACATCGGTTTGACTTGCTGAAAAATTATAATATATCTCTACACTAGAATAAATACCAAGAGTTGCGGTTTTTCGTGTAAGAACTTGATGAATTGTGTTGGTTACATCTGAGCTTGCGCCGGCGTTGGTAGCTGATAGCACTGACCACTCTCCGCCAGTACCCATAGAATTAAGTGATTCTTGCACACTAAGTGCATGTAAATCTGCCATATTTTTCCTCCTCTCTAAGGCTAGGCAACCATGAATGAGATCGTCTAGGTATTGTTATTTTTTCTTTTTCTTCACAAGTTTTTTTGCGACTTTTTTTACCTTGCTAGGTGCTTTCCACTGACTATAATCGGTTTCGCTGACAACGCGCATATAATTGTTATTTTGTAACCATTCAATTTTTTCGGGATGCTTATCAGCATTTTCCAACCGCTCTATTTGTCCACTGTTAATTTTTTTCCAAATTTGCATTTTATTTCCTTACCTATAGCGCGAGGGGGTGACAAACACCCCCTCATTTATTTCGTTATTCTTCCTTAGTCTACGTTTCTGATTTTCAAGCCTCTCTTGTTATCAGTATCGTCAATTCTCTTGACACCAAAAACGATATCGGCGACCAATTTTGTCGATAAACTGTCAATGCTATATTCCGTTTGAATCCGAACATTTGATTGTGATGCAAATGCTACCGCACTTTTGTGGAAAATTGCTCCAGAAATTGTGTTTGCATTTCCGCCGCTATTTATAGCTCCAGACATGTATACGTCGATTCCATAGAGTGATCCGACCATTCCAGACCTTAACCCTCGGTTACCTTCACCTACTGCATCATTTCTAATGAAGTATTGTGCGACACCACTTGATGGATTAAGTATGTCCGCAAACAAAGTAGGATTAACAACCATTGCACATTCGCCGTCCATGTATGGTACGTCGGCCTCACCTAGTGTTGCCAAAGCTTCTTCAAACTTTGCAGCCGTAAGTGTATCATCAGCAGACAAGTTTAAAGAATCTTCTAAGCTAGATAGCTCAGTATAGATTTCACTGTCTACGGCCCTAGCCAGCGACTCGCCAAACATTCTCGAGTATTTATCTACTAAATCTGCTTCAGATTGCATCATTAGTATATCTGAGAACATTCGAGCAACATATTTATGTTTATCAATTGCGAGTTGTGTTTCAGTGGTCGCAGTCGCATCGTAGGATACGTCCGTTCCTTCAACTTTATTAGATGCTGAAACAAGACTGATTTCTGGGATGTGAATTACATCACCATAACCCTTGCTTCCAACTAATGCACTGTAGTCATCGACTAAGCCGCGAAATACAGTCTTTCTTTCAAAGTATTTATAGATCCCATCTGCCCAGCAAATGTTAATTGCATGCTCTTTATCATGCATCTCAACTTTTCAGTTGAGTATCGGACTATCTTTTCACCCCAAAGGGTGTCGCGGCCTCGTGGAGGTATTATTTCAACCTCTAGTCTCTGCGGCTGGCTATGCCTTCACCTCTGATTGCCATATGACTTGCACTTAGGTTCCCAGTTTTTTTCCGCGATAATAATAATCGTCATTTCTGACGAAAACGACCTTTAGATCTCTGGAATAAAATGTTGATCCGTTGTTGTGGTACTAGCAGTACCAGAATAAGTAGCCATAGTTTCTCCTTATGACATTTTGCTTTTATATCTATCAATTATCGTCGACCAGTGTTTACGTCTTTCTTCAGCACTCATGTCCCACGGATTCTTTTCAATTTGCGCTACATTAGCAGCACTTGATTCATTGGTGGCAACCTTTTCAGCTGGTGCTACTCGCTTCGCAAACTGTAAAAGTTTTTCCGTAGATAAGTCCTTCGCAAACTCCCGATCCTCTTCATTTAACTGAGCTAATGAATCAGAACGTAATGCCTCTTCTAAGGCCATACCTCGATCAGCGTGTGTTTTTAATTCGGCTAACTCTGCTCCTCGTTTTTCAGCTAAAGCCTTCCACTCCTCATTTTCCGTCATTTTCGCATCTACCATTTGTTTGAGCTGAGTTTCAAGATCGCTGACTTTTTGCTCACTTAATTGGGCGCGTTTTCTGTAGCGTTTCGCATCTGCGATAAGTTCACCAGTTTGCGCACTTTCACTGGCTTCTTCTTGCTCCGGTTGAGCTGGAGCTGCTTGGTCTAACTGACCTTGTGTTGTTTCTTCAGACATCTGTCTGTTCCTTTTTTAGATTTTGTGAACCACTACGATTGTTTTTTTATCTAATTTTTTTATGTTTCTGCCGATCACTTCAGCAAAAAGGTTGACAATACTGGACTCCACAAATGGGCCAACTTTTTGATTTTTCGCAACTTCCCTTTTACTATTTGCGCGCGAGACTACCTTTCTTCTTCTTCTTCCCTTAGAATCGGTAGATCGTTTTTTTCCAAAACGACCAAGATTGTTCCCAATCATTTTCTTGGCTTGTAAGTCATCCGTGATCCCGTATTCAATTTTGATTTCATTACTGACACTAGACCCCAGGTACTTAAAAGCGTTCAACATTTGCCCCGTGAGTGTCAAATTTGGAGGTTTGGTTTGCGTGGATATCTGGCCACGCTTTAAATATTTCTGATTCTTTTTTTCATGAGCATAGCGTGCAGTGTATGGCAAAAACTCTAATCCATTGGCATCGATGCCTTGCTGAATTTGTTTTTTATGATCAGCATTAATTTTTTTACCCCCCACAACCGCATCTCGTTTCGTGAAGTGTAAAAGTTTATTTAGATCAAGTAGATCGTCTATTTTCATAATACTGCTTTATCGTCATTGGTTTTTTATAGCGTTTTGCTTTTTTCAACTCTGCAATACGCCGTTGCGCCTCATTGCGGTGTTCTACTAATATTCTATCCGGTGACATTTTTTGCCAGTGATGGCGGCAGCGAGGACCACCTCGATCGATAAATGCACCCGGAAAACGCGTATCTATTTGTTTTCGTGTGTATGGCATCCCAGATAATATTTCTCGACATAGCGGACGAGTTCTTTCATCCATCGGTCCCACATAAAAATATTTCATTTCACTAGGTTGGTTTTCACTCATCACATTTGCTACTGATTGCCGATAATCAGCCAGCGCAGTTTCCGTAATGAGCTTAATTCCGTTATCATTGGTTACCACATTGCGTTTAATGGCTTCCTTAATCTCTTCTTTAGAACTTTTTGCAATCACCCCTTTAGCTATTTCATTGCGCACAGTAGCGCCGACATGTCCAGTGTACTGAGTTATGGTTGCTCTTTGTAGATTCTGGATAGCCAAGAGTTCGACTTCGGTCGCAGACCCCGAAAACGGCATATTAGTAAGAATAGTTTCCGTTGCAGTAATGTAGGTGTTGATCCCGGCAGCCATACCCACATCGTCAATAAAATATGGTGCAATATCGAGCGCAGCCAAAGCTGCCAATATCTCCAATGGGGATAAACCTTCTTCTTCCAACTCTTCAACATCGTTTAAAAACTCCTCTGTTGACTGATCTAAGCTTTCGATATATGAATCAGCAGCTGCGCCAATAACTGACATGACTAACTCTGCTGAAGTCTATTTAAAAGTCTATTTACTGGCTCGGTTGGATTTTCGTTTTGAATGTTTTTGAAGTCTTCTAGCTGGCTTTGGTTATAATCAACATTTGTGGCCTTAAAATAATCTTCGCGTGTCGCCAGATTGTTATCAAAGCGCCATTGCCAATATTGAATCTCATCCTGTACAGACATGATTTGATTTTCTGGTTCGACGAAATCGACAGAATACTCTGGATCTAACTTTACACCAGTTTGCACCTCAATAATTTTCTTGTCAACTTCAAATCGCTCATGCTCAAATGGCCGCCATGTGTCTTCTAGGCTGGCAGCTCGTTCATCCGTCAATTCTATATCTTGCAGTTTTAAACTTGCTGCGCTTGGACTATTTCCCTTGGCATCTAAGAATTTGACACGAATATGATTGTTTTGGAGAGTTGCCTCCGTCATGAAACGCAAGCTTTGAATAATCTGGTTTAAATCAGCGGTTGGGCCAATCATTCCCATGGTACTATTTTCTGGGAGGTAAAGTATTTTATCCACTCCCAGTTCGACTCGTGATTCATTATCTACGTTAGAAATATACTTTACGCCGATGGCCCCTAGTCGCACGCACAAAGCCGTTTCGGTCATACCTACACTCAGACTCAGATCTGCTCGGACGACATCAGATGCATCAGCGGTAAACCAATCACGACATGGATTTTCCCGATGAACAAACACTACTGGCATGCGACCATAGGGGTTAATATTGTTAGAGTTAACGCTTGTTACCTTGCCCTCTGTATTAATTAAATAATGCTGACCTTGAAATCCGGGCCTATCCTCCGTCCAAACCGCATACGTTAATTCGTTCATTCCGCGCTGGAGGCCATGATATTGAATCGGGTACATGATTCCAAAAGGCTCTGGATCGCCGCTATCTAAAAATAGTGGCTCAAAAAATGGTAACACTTCATGCTCTACTCGCTGATTACGATCAGACCAGCGAGATCGGTAGGCCATTGTGCCTAATAAAAACGTAAGCCGCTCAAGCTGCCGCCGTGTAGCGTTTAACCCCGGCATGTTGACATATGTTTCGTACTGAGGGTCTACATATGCTCTAGGAGGGCGTTTAAAAGATAAACCCCTAAGTGCGCATACCCTCCGGGTGAGGTTTTGTGAAAATATTGGAACTTGTCGTAAAGACTCACTTTGAAAATACTTTTCAATGTACTGCTCTGAATAGCCTTCATAAAAATCTAATAAATACTCTCGATGCCGATTGCGCTGATTTTCAAAAGCACTCAGAGTATCGGTTAAAGCATTAATAACGACATTTTGCGCTGGACTAGGTACTAGCATCTATATTATGCTCTCCAAGGTGACATCACCAATCGATCATCCCAGCTTTTCTAGATTTGATTCTATGAAACCCGGTAAGAAAATATCTTAAACAATCGCAGCCATGATCCCAACGACCATCTTTTAACGGCTCTTCTCTGACTCGTTGATCAGCTTTGATTTCTGGGTATCTATAGTTCTCATAAGACTGTATACTGACTTCGCATTTTGGATTGATGAAAAAACTTGTGTTGCCTTGAGAATCTTCAAACCAGCGCCGCACATGAGCCACACCAGACACTATATTTCTACTCACGGAATCATTGCGAATATCGACTCGCAGTCCATGTCTTCGCCAAACCTCAATATCACTTACCCCGGATTGTAGATTGGTCCCAGCTCCAGCTCTATCACCCCAGAGACGAACAAAGTTGTATGGGAGTTTGTTGACTTGCTCGGCTAGTTCTGATGTTCGAGTGTTTTCAGCGGCTATTTCATCAATTTGATAAATGATTGGCAAGCCAGATTTGCGAATTTTTGCTTGAAAAACTGAAAAATGACTTCTTCGATAACCCCAGTCCACTGATCCATATACGGGCAAGGATGGGTCGTAGACAACACTGGCATCGACTTGTTTGTGGTAGTCCAGATTATACACTTTTCCAGAGTAACTCTGAAAACTAGCCTCTATTTCTTGCAAATAAGTTTCGCGAGTCATCGTCCGCCGCAACTCGTCTACATCATCCCGAAAATAAGGTGAGCTAGTAGATGGAAAAGTCCAACTTTCCCACTCTGGAAAATCAATAGATTTTCCACGCCCGTTTACCATTTCTTCCCAGAAGTTAAAGCCTCTGGGTGTGGAGCAAAATAATACCCAGCCTTGCCTATCCGCCAAGGTGGGGCGCAAGTACATTTCATATGTACTGCGCGGTATTAGTGCCATTTCGTCAATAATAAGATAGTCTACGCCGATTTTAAAAGATGAATGGGTTGCCCCATTCAACCATCGCCTATCAGTGAATCTGGTGAATCAGCTGACTTCACAACTAATTCTGAGTTGAGTCCAGATAGTTTTAATAAATATAAATCGCCAGATATTTCTTTTTTGGCGGATACAGGTAATTTCAGATCGATTAAGACCATCCGCTTAACTTCTCTGGCTACCTTTTGGGCTAGAGAGTAGTTAGGCGCGACGATCCAGCCGCGAGTGTTCGGTGTTAATAACCATGGAATAATTTCATGGGCGGCTAGGTAAGATTTACCAGCTCTACGGCCGAAGTTTACGCATCGATATCTTGCGGTGGAATCATGCACTAGCCTTTGTTGTTTCGTCGGCTGATACCCCAAGAGATTCCAGACTTTGTCTCTGTTGATTATTTGCTTGATCAATGGGATTATCCTCAAATCCGCACTCTTTTAAGAGCGCTTCTAGATTACCAGTTAAGTCAACGGCAGTTTTGTCTGACATTCCTAAAAAATTCTTAGCCAAGAAGATGGTGCAAGCCGTGTTTTGGTCGACCAAACTCATTTTCATTAGATTTTGCCTTATTTTTAGCTTACAATCCTCTAACCCACCTTCGTAGTCCGCTTTAAATCTTTTTCGTATTACTGACTCAGATACTTGAAAGTATTTGGCGATGTCAATGATGGTGCAGCCGAAACTGGCAAGCATACGAACTTGATCTGAGTCGATATCTTTGCGCTTGTTGTGTGGTTCTTGTTTTTTTGCCATATTTATACTTCAGATGGTGACATGATGATGCGAGCGCATTTTTGTAACGCTCTGGCCCAGTATGTGCGTGCTGAACTGCGAGAAATGTCTAATGCTAGTGCAATATGCGTGCATTCATGGCCTTTTAGTTTCATAGAGAATACTTCTTTTTCTCGCGCGCTTAACTCATCGTAGATCTGATGCGCTGCCAGCTGGAGGTATCGGTCTTCTTTGGGGATGAATGCGCTGGCGAAAATAGCGAGTTTTTTAGCGTACTTTTCATTTTCCAATATCGCCTTTTCAAGTCGCTCGCTATCCGTGTTTGTAATTGTATACCAATCTGCATCCATTTTGCAACGTTAAATTATCACTTTAAGTGTTTACAAACCATGTTGGAAAATTCTAAGACACGGACACTCGGATCCGATATTGAAATCTTGGTGTATGGGGTATTGATCAAAATGAAATTTTTTATCGTGAGTACTCCGGATATCCATTCCGGAGGCTATCCGAGGAGGCCAGCTAAAACCAGAGGCAAATGGAAGCAAATCAAGCAAACAAATCGCGGCCGCCCAATTTCTTTTTGATTTGTTTACTTAAAACATTTCTGTTGCATTTGTGTTTACATTATGTATTGACTAGATATTTATATACATATAAATTGCAGCTATGGAGGCAATTAAGCCGCCGCAAAATAAAAGGATAGAGAAAAATGAAAACATATGATGTAATTAAAATTAAAAATGGATACCAAGTAGTTTGGTTTTGGGCTAATAGCTATACAAAAACGGGCTTTAAATCATTGGAAAATTTTGTAAAAAATGGATTTTTTGCAAGCCGAAAAAATGCCGAAAACTATGCGAATGAATTACAATTTTTTGGGGAAGAATAAAAAGGATAGAAAAATGATAAAAACCACATCAGATAAAATAAAAAGATCTTTTTTAATTGGAATTATAAGTCAATTAAATAAGGTAAATTTTAACAAGCAAGCAGTAATCACCGCCGCCGGTCGTATATGTAAAAAAGCCAGTGACATAAATAAATTAGGCTGGTTTACTTACGGCGCGCTGCTTAAAAGCTGGTTAGCTAATCCGGATCAGATAAAGCCGCCGCTTAAACTATTTAAAATTGGTAATAGTAAACTGCCGTTTTTAAGCTGGTCTACTTTACCCGGCGTGAATTGCCCCGGCGCGCTGGAATGCTGGCTAAAAGGTAAAGGTTATTGTTACAGTTTAAATGCATTTATGTATCCGGCCGCGTTTTTTCGCATGTTACAAAATACAGTTTTAGAGCGCTCAAATTGGGGCCGCGCATATATAACTAAAGAATTAAACAATATTTTAAACTCGCCGAGATTTAAAGAGCGCGAATATGTAACCTTGCGTTTGTACGTTGACGGCGATTTTAAAAGCTTAAAACTGTTAAAATTTTGGCTAGATATCGCGAAAAATAACCCAAAATTAAATATATATGGCTATTCAAAAAGCTTGCACCTATTTGCGGAATTAGTGCGGACTGGTTACGAATTTCCAAAAAACTATGTTTTAAATGGCAGTGACGGCGGCAAGTTTTACGGCGGCACAGATCATAACCTAATTAAAGAACAAAACTTTTACCGCGGCGAATTCATTGCGGTAAAAGTAGGCAAGCCGGCCAGTTCTATTAATAGGACTAAATTTGAGCGGCAAGAAATAAGAAAACAATTTAAAGGCCAAAAAGTGTTTA